ATTGATGAGCCGTGGGCATTTTACAACAGTGAAAGTTTTTACTTTGGTGGAGGACAGGAAAGTGTACGAAACATATCCATTGATGGGACTACATTAGATGACACCCCATTTTACACAACCCTAGCACTTGATGCGAACACGGAGTACACAGCCGTTTTTACCGCATTTCAGAATGATGTACTAGGTAATATTAATGTTATAATTGATGCACCATCACAATTAATTGGTGCTTCTATTCCTGAGCCAAGAGATACAGGAATGGTTGTCGCTTTAATAGTAGCTACGTTCCTAGCGTTCAGCTACTTCTATACTAAACTAAAACTATAAAACAAAGGAATATTATGCCAATGGGAAAAGGAACATACGGAAGTAAAGTCGGTCGTCCATCTAAAGCTGCCAAGTCAAAGGGTATGAAGAAGATGGCTAAAAAAATGCCTAAACGTAAAAAGTAATGCATCGCAAGATATTAGAGGTTGCTGCAAAACTAGAGAAAGCATCAAAGGCTCACGCTGGTCAAGCGAAAGCCTTGCGTTCTATGGTTAAGAGCAAGATGTCCAACAAACGGAAAGCTGTAAAATAATGCCATTATCTAAATATACACCCAAGCAAAGAAAATTAGCTGCCGTAGCAGCACCACGCAATAAGATTACAGGTGCTGACTTCAAGGCTTTGCGTAAACGTAAGAAAAAATAATGCCAGCAAAGAAAGCAAAGAGCGGAGGCAAGATATGCCCCGAGGGTAAGGCGTGGGCAAGGAGAACCTTTGACACGTACCCTTCTGCGTACGCAAACTTAGCTGCATCCAAATACTGCAAGGACCCCAACTACGCCAAGAAATCAAAGGGCGGTAAAAGAAAGGGACGCTAATGGCTCAACTCAAACAATGGTTAAAACAAAACTGGGTAAGGATTGGAACTGATGGCTCTATCAAAGGACCTTGCGGAACGTCTAAGGATAAGAAGAACCCTGACCGCTGCTTGCCTAAAAGAAAGGCTCTCAGCTTGTCGAAAAGCGAGCGAGCAGCAACTGCCAGAAAAAAGAAATCAGCAGGAGCAAGAGGCAAAACAGTCGTGTCAAACACCCCCAGAGCAAAGGTAAGAAGCAAATGAGGAAAGAACACAAAAGTAAAAAAGGAGGACTTACCGCAGCTGGTCGTGCTTACTTCAAACGAAAAACTGGTGCAAACCTCAAACCCCCTGTTACCAAAAGTAATCCAAAGGGAAAGGATGCAGCTAGAAAGAAATCATTTTGTGCCAGAATGTCTGGCGTTAAGGGTCCAATGAAGGACAAAAAAGGAAGACCAACACGAAAGGCACTTGCCTTGAAACGTTGGAAATGTTAAATAATTAATGCCTGAATATCGTACATACGGAGCTAGAGATGACCGAATCGCCAAAGATGGGGATGTCGGTTTTACTGGATTTAATAATCGTTTACGCCCTGACCAGCTTCAGCCAGGAACACTTGCTGATGCCCAGAATGTACGATTGGACCGTAATGGCGAGGCACAAGTACGCAAGGGTGTCGAACTTGTTTCGGAACCATTATCAGTTGGTGCATCTTCACTTACCCTACCATTTTATTTAGTGGCTGATGACACCTCAGTAACGGCTACTCAGACCGCTGGTGCGGTAGTGCTTACGGATATTGTTGCTACTAATTTTCCTAGCAGTGGCACGGTTATTGTGTCAGGAGTATCTGGTCTTACGCCAGAGGTAAATGGGACTCGTGCTTTTACCAAAAATAGCAATACACAGATAACTATTTCTGACCAGACTTATAGCGGAACCGCAAGTGGTACAGCAACTGTCAAGTTCGGAATATTAAACGACACGGCTGTAAACGCTATTTATGGTTCAACGACCTATTCTGACCCAAACAATAATGCAAGTCAGTACATTATTATTGCTACAAATGCTAAGGCGGTTGCAATCAACATAACTACTGGAGTAGAAACGGATATTGCTTATCCATCATTGGTTACAGTCAGCCAGTCCGTTGACATGATTCAGGCATTCAATAAGATTTTTATCTTTCGTAATGGTCAAACAGCCCTTGAATGGAATGGTTCCTTTTCTGGGTCACCTGCATTTACAAAGGTAGCAAGTGGAACATTTACGCAACCAGTTCAATTATCAGGAACAATCACAACATCTAATGGTATTTGCACCGTTGATACAAGTGCTAACCATAATTTAACTACGGGTGACACGGTTCATGTGGATTCAAAGGCTGGAAGTAATCTTGAGGTTGGAGAATCATACGTTGTTACAGTTGTTGATTCAGATACTTTTACTATTTTTGTACAGCACCCAAACGAAACCAATACACCAAATGTAATATTTCAACAATCGGTATCAGTAGGATTGGGCTTTACCCATATGCCAGCACCCCCATTTGCTGTGTATCACCAGCGTAGATTAGCTATGCCCTTTAGGTTTACTGTTGATGCTTCAAGCGACAGCTTTACGTCTCGTGGAATACTGGATGAAGTAATTCTATCGGAACCATTAAATGATGAAACCTATGACCAAGTTTACGCTCAGTTTAGATTCAATGCAGGTACTTCTGACTTTATTGTAGGTCTGCATTCCTTTGCGGAGGATGTATTACTTGTTTTTAACAGAAATAGTATTCATACTATTGAGGGTACAACCGTACTTTCAACCGCAAAAACACGACTCCTTACCGATGAAGTAGGATGCGTAGCTCGTAAATCAATCGTACAAGTTGGCAGCCGTGTTATATTCTTATCGGACAATGGCGTGTACGGAACTGAGTTCTTTGATGAGTACAACTTGCGTGGTACTGAGACTCCCTTGAGCGAACCTATTAATGAAACAATTAAGACAATTAATAAGGAAGCTTGGGAAAACTCAGTAGCTACTTACTTTGATAATCGTTACTTTATTGCGGTTCCTACTGGTACATCAACATCAAACAATACTATTCTTGTTTATAACTTCCTTAACAAACAATGGGAAAGCGTGGATACAGTAGCTGATGCTAATTACCACAGCGAGAACTTAATTGTTGTTGGTGATGGCGATGATAGAGGCGTGTACTCAGTCAATGATATTGGTGGTGTACATAAACTGGACGAGCGTGTTGATGGCATTGACCGTGTCATAACACAGATTGGTGGTACTCAACAGAATCTTCAGGCTGCTGGTTCGGTTACTACTCGTCAGTTCGCACTTGGAACATTGGAACGTAAAACATGGAAACGCTTTGAAATGCACGTGCAGTCCAGTGACGACAATGAATCCAACTTTGATATTTCTGCCGAGACAGAAAACCCTGATGCGACTACATCGCTAGGTACTCTTTCTGGATTTGTAGGTTCTAACCTAAGTGCTGGAGAAGATGTATCCATACGTGGTAGAATAGGGAACCGCCGTGGCTACGGCATACAATTTACAATCAATAATACAGTAGGAAGACCAAGGTTGAGAGCATTAGATGTTGATGGCTCAATCTCTTTCCGCTCAACTCAAAAGGCTGAATAATGGCAATATTAAGTAAAGGAACAGATTTCGCAACAGGAGACCAAGTAACAGCAGATAAGCTGGATAACTTGGTGGATAACGCTACATTTGCATCAGGTGCAGTAGATAATTCAACTACACAGATAAATGGTAGTGGTCAACTTATTGTAAAGGACAGCGGTGTATCAACAGTTAAAATTGCTGATGATGCGGTTACTACTGCTAAGATTCTTAATAGCAATGTGACCAAAGCCAAGATTGAAAATGTGGCTGACTATAAGGTATTAGGAAATGTAAGCGGAGGTGCTGCTGCTCCATCGGAAGTTGCTATTTTGGACGAAGATAACATGGCATCTGATTCTGCTACATCCTTAGCTACACAGCAAAGCATCAAGGCTTATGTAGATGCACCGAAGGACAAGTGCTTACTAACCAGAAGCGGAACTTCATCATCAGGAACAGTTCCTTACATTATTCCATTTGATGTAGAGGTATCCGATGTAGCTGGTATGCACGATAATGCCACAAACAACAGTAGAATTACTATTGGGACAACTGGCATTTATTTATTAACTGGAATAATCAATACTACTGAAACTGACAACGGAGATTTTAGTATTGCATTTTATAAAAATGGTTCAGAGTTTGTTAGGATTTATGCAAGTACTAATACTACAAATCAAGCTCAAGGATATCAGCTTACCCATGCTACGACATTATCCGCAGGGGATTATATGG